ACCAGCCTACGTTTGAAGACACGGTAACGCTGAAGTATGCGGGATCAAACCGCGTTGCTCAAATTACGGACATTCGGACGTTCAAGGGTGATCAGGAGTATCTGTATCAGCTCCTGGTGAGGTTTTGATGAAAGATTTGAGTCATGCCACTAAAGACCTTAAGAACAAGCTAACTGCTGGGTTAAATCAGTTCAGTGCCGAGTTGATTTCAAAAGAGGGTCTAGCTCAGATAGGCAATAGCCCTGTAAAAACAGGCTTTTTTGCGTCAAGCTGGAAAGCGCAGACAGAAAGAGTTCAAGCGAAGGATAAAATTGAAAATTTCAAACCTTGGAGCGAAAAAGCAAAAGAACAGGGCAAAATACAGCCGGTTATCAGGCCGCGTTTCAAAGCTCAATCTGGCTTAAAGCTTCAAGATACGGTTTATGTCGGCAGCTCCGTAGATTATGCAGAGCGTGCGATTGAGTTTGGTCAGGTTCAAAACTACGTTCAAGGGCAGAGCATCAAGGCTCTTTTGAAGAAAAACTTTTCTGAAAAAGGAGGTAGGTCATGACGCTTGTAAACGCTCGCGCTGCTTTTGAGAAAGCTGTGACCGACGCTGTTGTTGCTGCCGACAGCGATGTCCTGATGGTTTACGACAATGTGGCATTTACCACTCCGGGTAAAACCAAAAAATACATTTTGATGTCAGTGAACTTTGGTCAGTCCACGTTGCAAAACCAAGGCGCTTCGCAGGATTACTACTCCGGCACGATCCAATGCAATGTTTATGTGCCTAAGAGTGCTGGAACGTCAGTCTTGTCCGCGCTTAGCGAAGCAGTAATTGATGGGCTTACCTCGGTAAACGCTCCAGGCTATACGGATACTTTTAGTTCTGTTCCTAGGGTTCTGGACATCAATGGACCAACACCGTTGGACTTAGAGGATCGTTCTCATTTTGTAGGCGTTATTTCTTGCCAGTTTACGGCTATAGCGTAGTATAGTATTGATAAAGCAAGCGTTTTATGCGGGCCACGGAGCTTCTTCGCAACAAGTTCGGCGTTAGTCAGCTGTATAAGCATGAGGTCAAGGACGGTGACGAGGTGGTGCTTGAGGTGTACTGGCATCCATTGACCATTGCTGAACGCGAAAGCATCCAAAAGAAGACTGGGACTGATGATGCCAGCGATTTTGCGCTTAGCCTGATGATTGAAAAGGCTTTGGACGCAGACGGTAAGCGTCTATTTCAGGATGGCGAGAAGGCTCAGCTTAAAAATGCTGTAGACGCTTCAGTTCTTCAAGAGATTCAGTTGGCCATGCTGTCTTCTGGTTCTGAGAACAAGGTGGAGGAAGCGAAAGCAGACCTCAAAAGCGCGTAGTGACTGGCTTTTCCTGTTTTTCTTGGCTACTGAGCTGGGAATGACTGTCCTACAGCTCACTCAACGCCTGACCCAAGAGGAGTTGATCGGCTGGGCTGCTTACTACGAAATTAAAGGTGAGGAAGAGGAAAAAGTGATGGACCGTTCCAAGATGTCCAGTAGGGCTCAAACCATGACAAAGCGGTAGACTAAAGCCATCACTCGTTAGCTTTGTGGGTCAATGGCTGACTATGGCGTAAATATAGCCATTAAGTTTAGCGAAGCTAAGCTAAACAAGCTGACTAATAAATTAAAGAAGGCCAGCGAGTCTGCAAATAAAATAAACGAAGCTTTTAAAAAGGTACAGCAGAAGGGAGGAGCAAGTCTTGACAAAGTTAATGGAACTCTAGATAAAAAACTAAAAAAACTTAAAAGTATAAACAAAGAACTGCAGCATGAGAACAAACTTTTAACAAAAAACGCATCTTTGCAGCGTCAAGCGACAAAATCTGGCAGAGGAGGTGGTGGTAGATCAGGAGGTGGATTTGGTGGTGGCGGAAGACTGAGCCAAGCTGTCCTTGGTGGCGGTTTTCCGTTGCTGTTTGGTGGAAGCCCATTTCAAGCTGCAGCTGGTACGCTTGGTGGAGCATTTGGCGGATTTGCAGGCGGCATTGGTCTTCAAGTTGTTGCTGGCCAAATCGAAAACTTGGTTGGCCGAACAGCAGAGATAGGACAAGCATTTAGTGAATTATCTTTTGATCTTGATACGGTTGCTTCTGCGACCGGCATTTCTGGAACGGAAACTCAAAACTTTTTGGAAAAAATTGAAACGTATGGCTCAAAAGCTCAAGCTGCCGAACTTGCGACAAAGCTTTTGGCGTCAAGAGTGGGACAAGATGGTGTAAATGCTTTAACGTCTTTTGGTAAAAATGCAGCAACTTTAGGAAACAATTTAAGCACTATTTTTACTCAAGTGCTGGCTAGTGTCGCCAAAGTTGCCGGGCCAATTCTTGAGTCTCTAGCAAAAGCGGCAGGCAATCAGGCTGCTAAGCAAGCGTTCGATAAAGCGACAGGTCTGACCGGAGTTGAGTTGGCGGCTCAAAAGTTTAGAGCTGGCAGCATGAGGGGGCAAGACATAAAAAACTTTGCTAAAAACCTTCGTGCAGCTGGATTTGAGGGAACACTTCCTACGAGCAGAGTTCAGGCAAGAAGAATATCTGACGAAATTGCTATTAGAACAGGAAAAGCGCAGATGGCAATTCCTGAGCTTGAAATTGAACAAATTGCTCAAACTGTTCAAACGCCGAAAGAGATGAGCGCTATAAAAACAGCTCAAAGACTGTTAGAGCTAAGTCAACGAAGGATCAAAACTTTCAAGCTTGAGACGAACGAAATTAAAAAAGCTACTAGTTTCCAAGACAAAATTGCAGCTGCTCAGTTGTTAGGCGATGAAAGGACAGTGGCGCGACTCTCTAAAGAGCGTGAGCTGTCCAAGATAAAGTTGCAACAAGACAAGGCTATAGCAAGAATCAACAAAAATCTGCCTGAAACACAACAAGCGCTTGAAAGACAAGCGATTGAGGCAAAAGCTACGGCTCAAGCAGCAGAAGTGCGTGCCAATTTTGAGCGTGACATTGCTTCTATCGTAAAAAACGAGCAAAATGAAGCTTACAAAAAACAAGCGGAAATTTTAAAGAAAAACTTTGAGCTTCAGCAAAATGAACTTAAAAAAGCTCAGGCCTTAGCCAAAGGTCTTGTTGACACCGTTAGGGACGGTTTTATTGATGGCATCAAAGCCGCTACGGACGAAACACGTAGTCTTACCGATGCTTTGGCGAACATGTTAAATCGCCTATCCGATCAGCTCTTAAACATTGCTGCAAACGTGGCGTTTTACGGAAACGCTCAAGGCACTATGTCTCAAAAAGGAGGGATTGTTGGAGCGTTATTTGGATCAGTGGCTTCGCTGTTTAGTCCGTATAGTTCATTGATGGGTCTCGGCGGAAGATACGAAGGACAATCAGTAACTAGTTTTGTTTCGCAAGGTAGTCCTCCTCCACTACCACCTCTTCCAGCCGGAAAAGCCCTTGGAGGAGCGGTTGGCGCAGGTCGGCCTTACATGGTTGGCGAGCGTGGTCCTGAGTTGTTTGTTCCTGGAGCGCAAGGCAATATCGTTCCAAACAATGCAATGGGCGGGGCTAACGTGACGGTGAACGTGGATGCTTCTGGTTCGTCTGTCGAAGGCAGTGCTGATCAAGCTTCGCAACTTGGCAAGGCAATCGGCATTGCTGTGCAGCAAGAACTGGTGAAGCAAAAACGTCCTGGCGGTCTCCTCGCACGCTGATGGCTACTTTCCCGTCAATCACGCCGACCTACGGCATTCAAAAGCGCAGCGCACCAAACGTCAGAACGGTGCGTTTCGGTGATGGGTACGAAAAGCGCTTGACATTTGGCTTGAATCAGAATCCCAAGGTTTACAACCTGACGTTTGAGGTGTCAGAGACTGACGCCGACACCATCGAGACATTTTTAGATGCTCGTGCAGACGATAACGCCGCATTTAACTTCACCCCGCCTGGCGAAGCAGATGAGGCCAAGTTTGTCTGCGAGGAGTGGAACAAGTCGATTCCATACTTGAATCGCGCCACAATCCAAGCAACGTTTCGCCAAGTCTTTGAACCGTAATGGCAATAGCAGCCTGGGCAGCTAGTACCGCGTTTTCTGTTGGCGACATTCGATGCGCCAGCACTGAACAGGCATCTGGCTTGTTTTTTCGGTGTACCACTGCTGGAACGTCAGCAGCAACAGAACCTAATTGGCCGAACAACGTAGGCGATACGGTCACTGACAACACTTGTATATGGACAGGCATTGCATCGGCTTATGAAGATCTTGTCGCGATTAATCCCAGCGCAATTATTGAGCTATTTCAACTAAGACTCGATTCAACGCTGCACGGCAGCAGTGATGTTTACCGCTTTCATGCTGGGGCTAATGCTGACGTTGACGGCAACATTGTTTTTGATGGTGCAGCCTACAGTCGCATTCCGCTCAAGGCTGATGGTTTTGAGTACACGAATACAGGCACGTTGCCCCGGCCAACACTGACCATTAGCAACCTCAGCAGCACTATTAGCGCATTGCTGTTGCTGGTCAACGCAACAACCGCAGGCAATGACCTTGGCGGGGCGGAGGTTCGCAGAATTAGGACACTTAAAAAATATCTTGACGGCGAGAGCGCAGCAGACCCTAATGCTCAATTTCCGCAAGAGCGTTGGTTTATTGATCGAAAATCCAGCGAAACGCGGGACACTGTGACGTTTGAGTTGGCGAGCAAGTTTGATTTGGCAGGTCAAAAGATTCCAAAGCGCCAGATTATCGCCAACATCTGCCAGTGGAA